ACGCGTATTTCCATAGCCTTGCATTTGTGTGCGTGCACCTGCACCCCATGGGTTAGATGGGTCAGATAACATTGCAGCACCGGCGTTGCCTAATGTTTCCCAATTAAGTTGGGTTTGACGCAAGAAGCTGTAAGAGGTAAAACATTTGAGGCAATTAAAAACCAAGCTGTGCAAGTACTTCAAAACGCTGCTAAAGGTGCTCAAACAGAGGGTGACGCGAATCGCTTTAAAGAATCGTTGATCCAAATTAAAAATCCACATGAGGCTAACGTACTTATTGCTAAATACATGGAAGCACAAGTGTGGAAAGCTAAGGCAGAACTAGAGTTTAGATCTAGATATAACAACATTCCTGGTCAGGCCCCTACAGGTGCTACTTCTAAGTGGGAGCAGTGGAGTGCTAACGTTCCTACTATATTACGTATCCAAAACAAACCTGTGTTTGTTCAAGATTTTATTGATGACATGATAAAAGATAATCGTGATATAGTACAACAATACGGTAAAAACTACGTTACTAAAGAGGCACTCAAAGAATGGCGGAAGCTCCAAAATTAAACACAAGTCGCTACACAGGTGAAGCACCTGCTGTTCAAGAGCAGACACCTGAAGAAAAGCCTGTACTTGTAAATCGCTATGCAAAACCCACACCTCCTGCTAAAAAAGCAGAGGGTAAGGGTACTGCGCCTTACACAACAGCGGCTATTAGAGGTATTGCAGGGGCTCCGGGCATGCCTGTTGAATTACTAAATTTTGTGGGCAACATTCCAAAATACACTGTTGATATTGGCGGTGGCATTGTTGAGAAGGCTTACAATATGTTTGCCGACGAGCCTGCAGACCTACCTCTGGCCTCGCAAAGTTTAGGCCTCCCTGAACTAAAAATACCTGGCGGCACAGCTGATATGAAGCAATGGCTAGGAGCTCCTGACCTTGTTCCTGCAGATTCTGCTGTAGGTAGAGTTACGCAAGCTGGTATTGAAGGCGGCCTTGAATCAGTAGGCCCTGCCTTTATCGCATCTATGGCTAAAAAAGCATTGCCTAAATTAATGAAAAAGCCAGGTGCTTTGTCTGAATTTTTCTTGCCTACAAAAGGTGGCCTTAAAGCGCAAGCTACTATGGGAGGCGCTGCCGGTGCAGGCGCTTTAGCAGGTATGCAAATTGGTGAAGAAAATGACTCGCCGACATTAGGCTTACTTGGTGGCGTTTTAGGTGCTGCTACGCCTATTGGGCTTGTTGGTGCTAGGCGCCAAGCGTCATCTTTCTTAGGTGCGCGTGATCCTGCAAAATTATCTGAAAGCCCAGTACGTTGGGCAATGGATAAGTTGATCGCACCACCAGGCGGTGAAGAAGCTGCTAAAGCAAACATGATGAACACGTTTGATAAGTTGCACCCTGATTATCGCTATGAATTAGCTGATAAAATTGACCTTGCAAATTCACGAGCTAAGCAAAGAGTACCTGAAGTAAACTTGACAACAGGAATGTTGACAGATGATCCTGCGTTAGGCTACTTATTGGGCGGCGCAAATCAACGATCTGGTTCATTAGTACAACAGGCCGCTAATGATGCGCGTGAACAATTGCGTGGTGTTGTTGCAAAACAAAGTCCTGGTGGTAACTCTAGAGCAGCAGGCGATTCAGTCATGGGTCGCGTTGAGGCAACAATTGCTAATATTGTAAATAAGCGTAAAGCGGCAGAACAAAAGGCAGGCGCAGCTGAAGTTGCAGCGCAAGACCCTGCAATAACATTACGTGCAGCACAAGCAGAAGGCGAAAAATCAGCGCTTGCAGATGACTTATACTCTGGAATTACATCAGAACTTGATACTGCACGCGCAAATTCAGGTGCTGCGTTAGAGGCTATTAAACAATCAGGCGCTAAAATTAGTGGGAATGAATTAGAAAATTGGCGCACAAACCTGATTAAAGCAGCGGATAAACAAGGTCAAAAAGGTCTTGTTCCTGACTTTTTAAATCCTAAAATTGGAGGCCTTAATGAGGAATTGTATCCTACAGCCTATGACGGTGTAACGCCTCCATCTACAATTAAAGCACCCTCTGACAAAGATATTCAACAAGTTATTGGGTGGGATCAAGTGCTTCGTGAGCAAGAAACTGCGGCAAGACTTGCCGGTGACGGCACAAAAGCCCATTGGGCAGGTGAAGCACGTAGACAATTGAATTCATTACTTGAAACTCAATTGGGTGGTACAGGCTACACAGACGCTAAAAAAGCGTACCTTGACAACGTGGTAAAACGCTTTTATACCCCTACTGTTGATCCATTACTTGGTGCTAAGCATTTGTCCGGTACAACAGGGCAAAAGGTTGTTCCATCAGGGCCTAAAGGTGCTCAAGCTGCAAAAGATGTGTTGGCCGCCGTTGGTGACGACCCTGCTGCAGGTAAGGCTTTTGTAGATTACACTTTGGCTGACTTTGCAGGCTATGCTTACAATGTAAAAACAGGTAAAATTGATGTTGCTAAAGCAAATTCATGGTTAAAAAATAAAGCACCTTTGATTGCTGAGTTACGCACACAAGCTGCAAATGGTAGCCCTACGTCTTCAACATTGGCAAACCTTGTTGTTGATAAACTTGATGACGTAATGAAAAACCAAGCTACCTTGGATGAAGCGCTTAGCGGCGCATTAGCGCAAGCTAAAACAGCGGGTCAAAGAGAAACTAAATGGACAGCCAGCTTACAAAACAAGTCGGCTGCGCGCTTCTTGCTAGGTAAAGACCCTGAGGCTGCTGCTAAACAGATTTTAGCAAGCCCTAATCTGACTGAGGATTCTAAGGCAATTACACGTTTGTTGTCCAAAGATCCTGCTGCGCAAGTAGGTCTTCAACAAGCTATTTTTGATAACCTTTCAAATGAAATGTCCTCATTAACAGCTAAAGTTGATCCTAAAAATATAAAAGGTGTCAGTCAGCAAATTCAAAAAGCTTTGGCGCCTTACCAAAAATTAGAAGATGCAGGCACGCTACCAAAAGGCTTTACTAAGCGTGCACGCACAGCTATGGCTACAGAGTACTCAATCCGCCGTGTTGATAAGTCTACGCCAGGTGGAAGTACTCTAATTGAAGGCTCTAAAATGGCGCAGAATGACGTCAGCCAGTTTGGTCGCGGTATCTTTGGATCCCGGTCAGGTAACTTGATTGCGGGTACAGCTCGCGATATGTTTGGGCAGCCTGGTACTGATTTGCTGCATAGAATTCTTAGAGATGCGGCATTAGATCCTAAAAAAATGACTGAGCTGCTACGCGCTGAGGATAAAGGGACAGTAGGGCTTCGCGTATTGTTAGCTAGAGAAGCTGCAGTGCATGGTTACGAGAAGGAAGAAGAGAATGGCAGATAAGAAACAATACCTTCCACAAGGGGCTTTAATGCCTAGCGCTAAGTCCCCTGTGGCTGATTGGCTTCCTCGTAATAATGAAGAGTATAGGCAAGCTTATCGCGATATTGGTTCAGCTAGTCCTTTAGACCAAGCGCTTGGTGCTTTGTCTTTATCTGTTGCACCTATCAATCAGCTTTCGCAGTATTTAGGTGATAATACACTTGATTACACAGGCTCTCCTGAAATGGCAACAACAGCCTATATGCTACCACAAGTGGCAGGGATTCCTTTAGGTGCAGCTAAAAACGTGGCTAAAGGCGTTGTAGCGCCTTTAGGTAAAATTATTGATTATGCTGCTGAAAACCAATTGCTTTTACAGCAAATGCGTGGCAATTAAAGAATCTTGCTGTAGTCAGGGCCTTTCCAACCTTCTGGCTTAATAATGTCATGCGGTGAGCCTCGCTTGCTACCTTCACCATTAGGTCCTGCTTTTACTTTCTTCATATTACAGCTGTGTACTTCGTCCCAAGCTTCTTGAAATGGTAGTCCTTGTATGTACGCAGTACCAAGCGCTACGTACACAAGATCAACTAACGCGTCCAACTGACCTGCAAGGTCGCCATCAGCACACGCTGCAACATACTCGTTAAGTTCTTCTTGCATAAACTTAATTCTGAAGTTAGCAAGATCAGCCGGTAAAATTCTTGCATGTCCATCATAGCCAAGGCCGTATTTCTCATGAAAGGCTTTTATATCGCCGATAAAGCTGCCTTGCACTTTTTGGTTTTCGTACTGTTTTTGCTTTAGTAAATAACCTTCTAATGCCCAAATTTGTTCTGTTGCGTCACTGTAAGCTAGGTTCTGACCTATCACTTTATCGAAGTTTTCAGGGCTGACGCAAGCACTTTTACCTACAACCTTAGTGCCATTTTTAAGCGTTAAAATACATATTGTTAGTGTTGAGCCTTCAGGTTGGATGAACTCAACACCTGACACTGTTTCGTTGATGTGCTCTACTGTTACTTTTGGTGCTACCATTATAATCTCCTAGAATTTTGTTGCGTTGATGGATGGTGGGTAAGTTTTGTTTAAATGTTCTGTCACTAAAATTGGATCCAATTTCTCCCATTTAGATAAATGCCTTACAACATAAAACCGGCGCTTACCAAACGCCAGGGTATCTACAGGCCCTACTGTTTTAAAACCAAATCTTCCTAGTTCACGGCCAAGCCCATTTGCTGTTACCCTTGAGCTGTTATTTGGATCATACAGCCACTTCATGTGAGTATTTAGTACTAGGTCTAAGTTCTCAGGTTTTGTGTTTAAGTACTCAGCAAGGCGTTTTAACTCAATATCAACATTGGCTTTAAAGTATGCGACCCAACTGCTGACGTCAGACCTGGCGTGATCAATTAATTCTAGTTTACTGTTTGTGGATGGCGCCGGTGCTGCTGGATTAAAATCAGATGTGTCAATATTTAGCATGTAGTCAAATAATGCTTCACGGCCACCTGTTTTCAACCACTGCATGTAATTGTCGTAGAAAGCAGGTTCACGCCGCATTGTTGGAACAGTTCTCCATATAAAAAACCGTCTATCCATGTCATCAATAAAAAATGCGTCAGGGTGGTTACTAGTAAAGTAATAATTAATGCAGTCAGGTACGGTATAGGTAGGCAGGTTTTTCATGTTGATTCTCAACTGCCTTTGTGTGATCAGAGCTTTTAGTTAGTCAGCTTCCTGCCTTTTATCTGAACCACTAATTTCATCCCCTAATATAAACTGCTTATTAATAGACCATTCGTTAAAATCAGCGTGGAGCTCTTTATTGCCAATTTCACCAAAATTCTTACCATATATCTCGCCTATCGTGTAACCTACTAAAGACTTACCTGTACCTGTTTCTGGCCCCCATAAAACTGCGCTAGTAAACAACTTAGCGCCTGGGTTTTGGATCGGATATGCCAACCACTTCTCAAACCACGCTCTGTTTTCTGCATCATCACCAAACAATAAATCTAGCAACTCAGTCCATGGTGCTACGCTCCCTTTGACAGGTTTACAGCCCCACCCTTGCCACATGTTATATTCGCTGTCTTCAGTTATCTGTGGGAATCCTGGCTGGTACGTCATGCGTTCTACATCAAGACGGCTAGGCCATTTTAACCATTCAGTTGATACTCTGGTTTCCACTCTACGTCGCGTGCCGTTGTTACCGGCCACGTATTCTATAACGTTAACATTTGCCAACAACCCGTTAGAAAACGAGTCACGTTTTGACCTTTGTGCCGTAGTAAGCTCTACCACAACGTCTTGATCTTTAACGTAAGCAAACTGTTTGTTAAATGTGGCAAGTCTATCACCTAAGTCAAGGCCACGTAGTTCTGACATAACATCTGTAAGGTTACCACCATCGACTAGAAAATCGTCAAGGCCTTGTTTTCCGCCTTCAACAGTTGGTGGTAGCGTAGCAATCTTAACAATAGCACCTAACTTCATTAACATCTTTGCTAATGCTACTTGTGCAGCTGCAACATTTGGGTTACTGGCGGCGTCAGAGTCAAACATAATAACAACGCCTCTAGTGTTCCAATTGATTTGTGTTAAAGGCTCAAGTAATGGAATTTCGCGTTTAGAACTTTGCCATACTGTCACACCACCAAGCGCCATACATATATGGCCGAACTTACATGCGCACGCTGCCTTTAGCTCACCTTCTGTGATAATTATAGTGTCTGAAGTATTGTTCGCTATTTTATCCCAGTCTAAAAATGGTGGTAGGTAGACTTCGTTAACTGTGTTAGGTTCTTGCGTATAGCGTTGAGGTTTTGCAACTGCACCAGCAAAACCGGTTGGCAGCGACAAATAGCGAACCCTATAAAAGTTGGTTTGCTTCCCTTCAATAGTAAAGTAAGGAATTTTAAAGCCGTCAACGTTATTAAAGCCTTTAAAGAGTTTAGTACAATCATCTACGTAAGTCATGCCTAACTTTTTGGCATCGTCTAATGTAAGACCTGACGACTCTAATTTATTCGCGAATAACGTTACAGCTGACCCTGGCGGGCCTTCTTTTTGTGCTGCCATACGATTCCCTTTACTTACTAGACTGCCATCGGTGCTTTGATAGCTTCTCGCGGATTATAGTTTAAAAGCTCAAAGTCATCAACGTTTAGTTGAAATAGGCTTTTATTTTTTGTTATAGCTAGTTGCGGTGGTCGCATTGGCGTTCGTCGGAGCATTTCTTTTACTTGCATAATGTGGTTAGCATAAATATGCGTGTCACCTGTCTGCATCACTACATACCTAGCACTGAGTCCTACTTCACGTGCAATTAAGTGTAGCAGTAAAGAATAGCTTGCAATGTTAAATGGTGCGCCTAAAAACAGATCGCATGAGCGCATGTCAAAACGTAAATCTAGATACTCACTATCTACATAACATTGAAATAATACGTGGCATGGCGGTAGACACACTTGATCTAACTCACCAGGATTATACGCTACTACCATGTGCCGACGGCTGTAAGGATCCTTTTTAATGCCATTGATCAAACCTACTAACTGATCGGTCGATTTGATGTCACCGTTACTTGTTACACTCTGCCAATCGCGCCAATTTGTACCGTAGATGCGCCCCATGTCACCTGGGAGCTCTGGTTTCCAATATTCAGCTGTAGCATTAGCATCCCAAATTTTAACACCACGATCATGGAAGTCTTGGATCATGTGACTGCCATGTATAAAGCACAAAAGCTCGCCAACTACTTGTTTAAACGACAAACGTTTTGTCGTTGTTGCAGGGAATCCTTCGCGTAAATCAAAGGTAGTCTGAGTACCGAACACTGAAACAGTGCCGGTACCCGTTCTATCATTACGCATAGTCCCAGTTTTCAAAACTCTGTCAACTAGTTCTAAGTATTGCTTCATCTCTGTTCCTCAAAAGATTTTGATGCTAGTTTTGCGTAACCAGCAATGTCGTCCCAGTGGTCGTGAATATCAGGGTTACCTGTAATGATTCTAGATATTTTATGGCAGATCATGTCTAATGCTTCTGCCTGACCAGGATTCAGTTCAGCCCACCCTGATTGACCACGTAAAAACTCTTTCATAGTTTGCGTAGCAAAGGCGCCTTCATTGTAGTCACCGTGGGTGGTCTGTCTTTCTGCTAGAATTTGATCAATTTGCTCAGCCATTTTTAGCAGCCCGTTTAACGTCATTACGGTACCATGCAAGGCTATATTCTGTAGTCTTTGCTTTCGGCCATTTGGCGCGGATTTCTGTTAAAATTTCTTCGTTAGTTTTGCCTGCAATAATAGCATCGCGACAAAATTTACCAATACGCTCAACAGGAGCTTTTGGCTCTTTAGGTGGTTTTTCAGCTTTAACTTTCTCAGCTTTAGCGGCCTTTTGCATTGCAGCTGCAGCTTGAGATTGTGTTGGAGATAAAGCTTCGTTTACCGCAGACGCTTCTGCAGGGGTGACATTGTTTTCTAACATAATAATTTCCTTTAATTTTAGTACAGCACTAGGGTTGTGTAAACGACCTTTCAGAGAAAGCTCGATAAACTTCAAGGCCGCCTTTTTTACAGAGTAGTCGGCCTTGATAGAATATTCTTTTTTGAAGACGCCAGTAGGCATCTTTTTAATAGTAACACCAAACGCGTCAGCACAGATATAGTATGTGCTGTTTTTTTGTTCCTCTACTGCTATTGCGTAGTGTCTATTGTGAGTGCAAACCACTTCGTATTGCATTTATTCCTCCTTATTCCAGTAATTACGTAATGCGCTAAGCAAGGCCTGCTGCCCTTGGTCCTTAATTTTTACCGCTTCCATTATAGCAAGATCTACTGTTTTGTTAGCAATAATGTTATAGACAAAAACCCTATCACCAACACCTTGGCGCCAAACACGTCGGATGAACTGTTCTCTATTCTCAAGACTCCATGTTAGGCCAAACCAAATAACAGCACGCCCTGCCTCTTGCATATTAAGACCGTGAGACATTGAAAGCGGCTGTCCTAGAAGGTAAGGAATCTCACCTCTGTTCCATGCTGCGATAATCTCTTTTGCTTTGTTAGGTGACACACCACTACCAATATGGGGAGTGTCTTTGCCTAGTGCTTCTTTTAATCGAATAAGATCATGTTCAAAGTCGTAGGCAATTAATGCAGGTTGACCTTCTAACTCGTCCAGTAAATCTTTCAATGCTTCTATCTTCGCATCATGAATCTCGACGAACTGGCCATGTTCCGTATCGCTGTATAATGCTCCGTTTGCTATCTGTCTGCACTTCATTGAAGCGACAGCAGCATTACTTGCTACTATGGTGCCGTCTAACATATCGATCTTAAGTTTGTTCTCCATAGATTTGTACTGCTCGTACGCGTCTTTAGGTAAGTCAACCTTAATATCAATTTCAATCAGTTCAGGTAATTCTAGATAATCTTTAGCATCTAAGCGCATAACACGTGGCGCTAAAGCTGCATGGATTAAAAGGTCAGCACCAGGCTTCATAGTCCAGTCGTATCCATTATACCCTGACTGAAAGAAGTAGTCATTTTTAAACGAAGTAATATATGGTCCGAACGTAGCACCTTGGTCCATGCAAAACACTTGTCCAAATAAATCCATTAAGCTGTTAGCGGCAGGGGACCCTGTCAGAATATAACGGCGTTTAAACTTACCTATCATTTGCTTCAGTGTTTTGAATCTTTGCGTATTGGTTGATTTTACCTTTGAAGACTCATCGATAATCAACATGTCAAATGCCCAATTACGTTTAGTGCTTTGGTTTAACCAATTAAGCCCTTCATAATTCATCAGATAAATGTCATGGTCTTCAGCAAGCACTTTATCTTTATTAGGCCCGTGTAAAATACCTATTGACAAATGCGCAAAGTCATCCCACTTTTGGCATTCTGCTGGCCATGTGCTGTAGACTACACGTAATGGCGCCAACACAAGAATCTTGTTGATCAACTTCATACGTTTTAGCACAACCATTATGGCAAACATAATAGAAGTTTTACCCATACCAGGCTCTAAGAAAAACCCTGCGCATGCTCTTTCAATGCCAAACTTAATGGCTCGTTCTTGGTACTGGTGTGGCGTAAATTTCATATAACGTTCCGTTCAATCATATCGAGTAGCATAAGCATCTGATCTTCACCATAAGTCACAAACACAGAACACTTTTGGTTTTGTAGTGTTTTAATGGCATCGCGTTGTGGTTCTGACAACTTACCTACATCTGTTTTTAATTCAACCCATACGTATTTACATTTGTCTGTGATGATAAGTCTGTCAGGATACCCACGACGGCCTACAACGTTTTGCTTAAGGCAGAGCCATTTACGTTTTTTGCATTCCTTAACCATTCTCTGCTCAATAGCTTTCTCTAACACCGTATGCCTCCCTCAGAATTTCATACTTACCTAGTTCAAGTATGCCAAGCGTTTCATTTAAGTTTAGCGTTTGTGTTCCTGCAAATCTAGTTTGACAGCCGTCAGGAGAATCCTCCTGATATATAAGCACCATTGACGTAAAACGTTCAGGGTGCTTTCTTGCAACCATAGCTATTTCTAGTAACTTTTCTTCAGGAGTTGAATTAGCTTTCCAAATTGGTAAGTACTCTACATTATCTTCCATTAAAAGACCTCACTATTTGCCCTATACGTTGACAAGTAACACCATATAAAGATGCTATAGCTTCTAAAGTTTGACCTTGTTTATATAGAGCGTATATTGCAGGCCATTTATCTAAGCTTATTTTTAGTTTATCTTTACGGCGTCCTTTTAGTACTGTATCTTTATTATTATCTGAGTAGCTACCTAATTTAATATGCGCTGGATTAACACATTGTGGTGTATCACAAGTGTGCATTGCAATTTCAGAGCTAATAATATCTCTTTGCAAGCGCTCAACTAAAATTTGTCTACTAACTTTGCTATACATTTTATTACTAAAAGGGCTTGTTGCAGAGCATTTTGCATAGCCTTGCTTATCAACAGCATTTTGCCATATCCAGCAAACTTCAGAGCCTAAACTTTTATAAGGCGCTAAGCGCTCTGCAAGAGTAACTTTAGGTCTTCCTTTAGTACTCACAAGGGCCCCCATTTGCTTTACGTGCAAAACAAAAGCCGCAGAATTGATTTGGGCGCGCTGGCCAAATAGAGTCTTCAAACATAGGTAATACGCGTGTTTCCCATTTCTTTTTAAGGTCAGGTAGCATCGCTTGAACGTAGTCGCCTTTAGAAGTGCCCACAATTTCACCTGAATCAACAAACCACAACTCTGCTGAAATGTTTTCAACGTCAGGGTAAAGATTTAAAGCAGCTACAGCGTAGAGCTCAAGTTGATCTTCATAGCCGCCGCGGTTTTTACCTGTCTTGAAGTCAATAATACGGATTGTATTGGTTTTGGCATCAAACACCATTGCATCAATTTTAATGCGTAACCATGCGTTTTTATCAAACCAGCCTGTAACGCCCCAATCTTTGTCAAAAGTAATTTCTAGTTCGGACTTAGCGCCAAGCTCACGGATGCTAACCATTTCTTCGCCTAGCAGTTTGTACGCTTCAGGCACTTCTACGCCTGTTGTCTTTAGGAAGACTTCGCCTGCTTTATGGATTTCAGAGCCACGGTCCATGGCTGCAGAACCAGGTTCCCTAATACCAAGCACCACTGTTAACTTAAATTTTTGTGGACATTGCTCGTATGTATTTAAACGACTATACGACCACGCTGTTACAGGCTTACCTACACCTGCCTTTTTAACTTCTACTGCCATGTGAATCTCCTTAAGTTTGTGCGAAATTGTAGCCGCGTGCTTCTGTTGAGATAATTTTATACTCTAGTAGATTTTGGAAACTTGAGTTCATTGCTATCTCCAATATTGCTGCCTCTTCATCTTGATACTCAATGGGGCATTCGATCACAACCTCGTCGTGAACACTTAACAAGATCTTACCATGTTTAGTATTTTCAGCATAGTAGATCAACGCCTGTTTTGCCTGATCAGCAGCTGAACCTTGAATTAGATAGTTGGTCAACTTATACGCAAATGTACGAAGGCTGCCATTAACAACTTTAGGCGTCTCTGCAAAATAACGGCGTCCACCAATAGTGGTAATGTAGTCACCAGTTGTGCCGCGATATTTGATTTCGTCTTGTAAATCACCAATCTCAGGAAGTGATGATAAATACTGGCTGCGAATCCTTTGTGCCTCATCTACTGAAACACCTAGCTGATCTGCAATTTTAGCAACACCTGCACCATACAACACAGCAAAACCTAGTGTCTTTGCAACTTTACGTGTAATGTTTGCAATGTTAGCTGCAATCATGTGGACGTCTGATTCAGGTTCTTTTTGTAGAATTTTTAATAACTTACCACCAGCAAAGTGGGCTAATAACCGCAATTCTTGTGCACTATAATCTCGTGCAATTAAGATGTTACCTTTTTCAGGGATAACGTAACTGCGTACTGAAGGGAATTTAAAGAAAGGAATGTATTGCAACTTTTCAAGTGTTGCTTTAAGTC